CATGAAAAGTGAATGAATTACAAGAGAGAGAATTAGAAACATTCGAACAAGACGACCGATTCAAAGTAACAGATCTAGACAGTGCTAACTGGGTTTTTAAGAAACTGGATGCAATCACAACTAAAGAGAACGAAATCAACGAGTTAGCGAATAAAGAAATTGAACGCATAAACGAATGGAAAGATAAAGAAGTAGAAAAATTACAGAGTGGCAAAGAGTATTTACAAAGCCTTGTAATTGAATATTTCAGAATACAAAAAGAACAAGATAGCAAATTCAAGTTGAACACACCTTACGGAAAAGTGACAGCCAGAAAAGGTTCAAAAGTCATTCAAGTTAGCAATGAGCAAGAAGTCATTAAACAACTTGAGCAACGAGGTTTTGACAACTATGTAAAAGTAACTAAAAAGATTAGCCAATCAGACATTAAGAAAGATTTCAATGTAACTGAAAACGGCACATTAATTGACGCAAACGGCGAAGTTTTAGAGGGTGCTAGCATCGTTGAGAAACCAACGTCATACACGGTAAAGGTGGGAGAATAGATGGCTGAACAACTTAATTTATACCAACGCATAAATAAGGCTAAGCACTCAATGGAGGGCTTCGTTAAAGATACAAAAGGTTATCAATATAGTTACGTTTCAGGGTCGCAAGTGTTACACAAACTTAACCCTGAATTATACAAAAACGGAATCAATATAACATTTAAGACTGCCGAACCTCACTTCGAACAAGTGACTGTGATTGTTAAAGGTAAAGAGAAAATCGAGTTTTTAGTATCGCTAAACGTACACTACACAATCACAAATGTAGACAATCCAGAAGAGAAAATAGAATCAAGTATTTTTGCAATTGGTCAACAAGATGACCCAAGCAAAGCTTTAGGCACTGCACTAACTTATTCCGAACGTTATTTTTTAATGAAATTCTTTGGACTTCCTACCGATGAGGACGATGCGGATGCCAAACAAAAGAAAGAACGATACACAAAGCCTGACGCAAAAGCTATCGGAACATTAAAAGAAGAAATATTCAAGTTCAGCGAATTTATGCAGTCTCTAGGTAAAGAGGTAAGTGTTAATGATGTTCATGAAATATTAGGTATCAACGATATTCAAAGTTTATCAAGCGCTCAAATTACCGCAATTATTAACAAGTTAAACGAATGGACAAAACAAGCAAAGGGGAATGAATAATGTTAAACAGAACAGTATTAGTAGGACGATTAACAAAAGACCCAGAATTAAGAAGCACGCCAAATGGCGTAAATGTAGGGACATTCACATTAGCAGTAAACAGAACATTTACGAATGCTCAAGGCGAGCGTGAAGCAGATTTTATAAACGTAGTAGTGTTCAAAAAACAAGCTGAAAACGTTAAAAATTACCTTTCTAAAGGATCACTGGCAGGTGTAGACGGACGATTACAAACACGTAGCTACGATAACAAAGACGGGAAACGTGTATTTGTTACAGAAGTAGTAGCGGACAATGTTCAATTCTTAGAACCGAAGAATAACAACCAACAACCAAGCAACAATTATCATCAACAAAGACAAACTCAAACTGGTAATAATCCTTTTGATAATACCACTGCGATTACTGATGATGACTTACCGTTCTGATTGGAATGATTAGATGCCAATAATTACTAGTTATATCACTCAAGATGACGGTACAACAACAGTTGTCATCTCGGGTGTTGAATTAGGCAATAAAGAAACATTACTACTTGATAACGGATTTGATGTGGAAGTCGATGTAAGCGTCATAGATCCGTTTCAAATTACCGGCAAGCAACGACGAAAAATATTCGCGCTTGTCAAAGACATAGAAGAATATACAGGTCAACCAATGGACTATATGCGACATATGTTCATCGAGTATGTAAGGACTTACTACGGCTATGATGAACGTATTTCACTAAGTAATTGTACGAGAACACAAGCAAGTCAAATCATTGAAGCAACGCTTGACTGGACGTTCTACAATGACATACCACTTAGCTACAAAACGAGTAATCTACTGAAACAAGATAAATCATTCTTATACTGGTCAACTGTTAACCGCAACTGTGTAATATGCGGAAAGCCTCACGCAGACCTGGCACATTATGAAGCAGTCGGCAGAGGTATGAACAGAAACAAGATGAATCACTACGACAAACATGTGTTAGCACTGTGTAGACAACATCATAATGAACAGCACGCAATTGGTGTTAAGTCGTTTGATGATAAATATCAATTGCATGACTCGTGGATAAAAGTTGATGAGAGGCTCAATAAAATGTTGAAAGGAGAGAAAAATGAATAAGTTACTAATAGATGACTATCCGATACAAGTATTACCGAAATTAGCTGAATTAATAGGGTTAAACGAAGCAATAGTATTGCAACAAATTCATTATTGGCTAAACAACTCAAAACATAAATACGATGGCAAAACTTGGATTTTTAATTCTTATCCAGAATGGCAAAAACAATTTCCATTTTGGAGCGAGAGAACTATAAAAAGGACATTTGGGAGTTTAGAAAAACAAAATTTATTGCATGTAGGTAACTACAACAAGGCTGGATTTGACCGTACAAAATGGTATTCAATCAATTATGAAACATTAAACAAACTAGTGGCACGACCATCGGGACAAAATGGCCCGACGATGAGGACAAATTGGCACGATGCAAGAGGACAAAATGACCCGACCAATACCATAGACTACACAGAGACTAACAAACATAGAGAGACAGACGACGTCTCAAAGTCATTTAAGTATATTAGTACCAATTTAGAAATTATACAAAACCCTTTAAAAGCAGAACAGTTAGAACACGAAATTAAATCATTTAAGCAAGATCAGTTCGAAATAGTAAAAGTCGCTACCGATTACTGCAAAGAAAACAACAAAGGTCTGAATTACTTACTAACTGTATTAAAGAACTGGAATAAAGAAGGCGTTTCAGATAAAGAAAGTGCTGAAAACAAATTGAAACCTCGTAACTCTAAAAAAGAAACTACTGATGATGTCATAGCACAAATGGAAAAAGAATTGAGTGATGACTAATGCCGATGAGCAAAACACAAGCATTAGAAATTATTAAAAAAGTTAGGTACGTATACAACATCGATTTTGATAAACCAAAGTTCGAAATGTGGATTGATGTATTAAGTCAAAACGGGGATTATCAACCAACTGTAAAAGCTGTAGATGGATATATCAACAGTAACAACCCGTACCCGCCTAACCTACCAGCAATCATGCGTAAGGCACCTAAAAAAGTATCTATTGAGCCGGTAGACAACGAAACCGCTACACACCAATGGAAAATGCAGAATGACCCCGAATATGTCAGACAAAGAAAAATAGCGCTAGATAACTTCATGAATAAGTTGGCAGAATTTGGGGGCGATAACGAATGAATTACGGTCAATTTGAAATTGAAAGCACAATAATCGCTACGCTACTTAAACAACCGGACGTACTAGAAAAGATAAGAGTTAAAGATTACATGTTTACGAACGAAAAGTTTAAAACCTTTTTCAATTATGTAATGGACGTCGGAAAGATAGATCATCAAGAAATCTATTTAAAAGCAACTAAAGATAAAGAGTTTTTAGATGCAGATACTATAACTAAACTTTACAACTCCGATTTCATTGGATACGGATTCTTTGAACGTTATCAACAAGAATTATTGGAAAGTTATCAAATCAACAAAGCGAAAGAATTGGTAACTGAGTTCAAACAACAACCTACGAACCAAAATTTTAATAACTTGATTGATGAACTCAAGGATTTAAAAACAATTACTAACAGAAAAGAAGACGGAACCAAGAAGTTTGTTGAGGAGTTTGTCGATGAGTTATACAGCGATAGCCCTAAGAAGCAAATTAAGACGGGTTATAAGCTCATGGATTACAAAATAGGGGGATTGGAGCCGTCGCAATTAATCGTCATCGCAGCGCGTCCCTCAGTGGGTAAGACAGGTTTTGCATTAAACATGATGCTGAACATAGCACAAAATGGATACAAAACATCTTTCTTTAGTCTCGAAACAACTGGCACATCAGTATTGAAACGTATGTTATCAACAATTACTGGTATTGAGTTAACAAAGATAAAAGAAATCAGGAACTTAACGCCGGATGACTTAACAAAGTTAACGAATGCGATGGATAAAATCATGAAATTAGGCATCGATATTTCTGATAAAAGTAATATCACACCGCAAGATGTGCGAGCGCAAGCAATGAGGCATTCAGACAGGCAACAAGTTATTTTTATAGATTATCTTCAACTGATGGATACTGATGCGAAAGTTGATAGACGTGTAGCAGTAGAAAAGATATCACGTGACTTAAAGATAATCGCTAACGAGACAGGCGCAATCATCGTACTACTTTCACAACTGAATCGTGGTGTCGAGTCTAGACAGGATAAAAGACCAATGCTATCGGACATGAAAGAATCAGGCGGAATAGAAGCAGATGCGAGTTTAGCGATGCTACTTTACCGTGATGATTATTATAACCGTGACGAAGATGACAGTATCACTGGCAAATCTATTGTTGAATGTAACATAGCCAAAAACAAAGACGGCGAAACCGGAATAATTGAATTTGAGTATTACAAGAAGACTCAGAGGTTTTTCACATGAATATAATGCAATTCAAAAGCTTATTGAAATCGATGTATGAAGAGACAAAGCAAAGCGACCCGATTGTAGCAAATGTATATATCGAGACTGGTTGGGCGGTCAATAGATTGTTGGACAATAACGAGTTATCGCCTTTCGATGATTACGACAGAGTTGAAAAGAAAATCATGAATGAAATCAATTGGAAGAAAACACACATTAAGGAGTGTTAAAAAATGCCGAAAGAAAAATATTACTTATACCGAGAAGATGGCACAGAAGATATTAAGGTCATCAAGTATAAAGACAACGTAAATGAAGTTTATTCGCTCTCAGGAGCCCATTTCAGCGACGAAAAGAAAATTATGACTGATAGTGACCTAAAACGATTTAAAGGCGCTCATGGGCTTTTATATGAGCATCAGTTAGGTTTGCAGGCAACGATATTTGATATTTAGAGGTGGACGATGAGTAAATACAACGCTAAGAAAGTTGAGTATAAAGGGATTGTATTTGATAGCAAAGTGGAGTGTGAATATTACCAATATTTAGAAAGTAATAAGAATGGCACTAACTATGATCGTATCGAAATACAACCGAAATTTGAATTATTACCAAAACTAGATAAACAACGAAAGATTGAATATATTGCAGACTTCGCGTTATATCTCGATGGCAAACTGATTGAAGTTATCGACATTAAAGGTATGCCAACCGAAGTAGCAAAACTTAAAGCTAAGATTTTCAGACATAAATACAGAAACATAAAACTCAATTGGATATGTAAAGCGCCTAAGTATACAGGTAAAACATGGATTACGTACGAGGAATTAATTAAAGCAAGACGAGAACGCAAAAGAGAAATGAAGTGATCTAATGCAACAACAAGCATATATAAATGCAACGATTGATATAAGGATACCTACAGAAGTTGAATATCAGCATTTTGATGATGTGGATAAAGAAAAAGAAACGCTGGCAGATTACTTATATAACAATCCTGACGAAATACTAGAGTATGACAATTTAAAAATTAGAAATGTAAATGTAGAGGTGGAATAAATGGCGGGCATAAAAACGAAAGTAAGAATAGACGGTAAGTTGATGACGCTTATTGATGCATCTGATAAATACGACATCAAAGTATCGACACTAATTACTAGGTATGATAGAGGTTCAAGAGGAAAAGACTTAATACAAAATGTAGTAAAGCCTAAGAAAGTTAAGATTGACGGCAAGATGATGACTGTTAGCGAAATAGTTAAAAAGTACAACCTAAGCAAAGGACTACTTAATTACAGAATATCAAAAGGGTTAACGGGCGATGCGCTTATTGCGCCACCACAAGAAAACCCCCTTCTAAATACACTGAATATGAAAATGAGCAGATGAAAAAGAAAGGACTCACGCCCGAAATAGTTAGAAACAGAGTTGCGAAAGGTTGGGAGTTGTCGGAAGCAATTGATGCACCTTTCGGCATGAAGTTAAACGACTATAGAAAAATACAAATAACAAAAGCTTTGGAGCGAGAACGTGAAATGGCTAGGCAACGACGTAAAGAGGCAGAGCTAAGAAGAAAGAAACCGCATTTGTTTAATGTGCCACAGAAACATCCAAGAGGACGTTATGCGTGCTACCTGATGGAAAATGACATATTTCCAAAAGTAAGGGTGTAGATCATGGTAGATAGCGCACGTAAAGAACATTTAAACCAATTTTTCGGCTCTAAGAGATACCTGTATCAGGATAACGAGCGAGTGGCGCATATCCATGTAGTAAACGGCACTTATTACTTTCATGGGCATATCGTACCAGGTTGGCAAGGCGTGAAAAAGACATTTGATACAGCGGAAGAGCTCGAAATATATATAAAGCAACATGGTTTGGAATATGAGGAACAGAAGCAACTAACTTTATTTTAAGGAGATGTAAAAATGAAAATCAAAGTTAAAAAAGAAATGAGACTAGATGAATTAATTAAGTGGGCGCGAGAAAATCCGGAGCTATCAAAAGGAAAAATTTTTCTTGCAAAAGTTTTTAGTAATGGATTCGTTCGTTTTCAACGAAATACAAATACGTGTTCGATATCAAGTTTTATTCCAATTGATACTCCTTTCATAGTTGAAGTTGAAGAGGAAATCACAGAAGATACAGTATTTGATAGGTTGTTTGAAGTGTACGAGCTTCAAGAGGGAGCCTATATGTCAGCGTTACACACAAGTATTAGTATCAACGAACGTTTAGAGAACACGTTTTTCCCTACCAAAGCATTCTACATCTTGAACGACGGCCTAACTATGACATTAATTTGGAAAGATGGGAGATTGGT